CTTCACCAGGAAGGCCTTCTAGTTCTCGCTCTAGATCCTTGTTGGGGTCGTCTGGTGGAAGAGGCTGTGCGACCACTGGAGGTGGCGCAGGGCGGTAAGGAGCTGGTCCGCCTGGTGGCTGTGCTGTCACCGGAATAGGCGGTGTACGGGAAGGCCCTGGCTGTCCAGGATTCTGTGTAGCCATCAGTACTCAAACCCGAAATCCACTAGAATCTTATGCGCGTTCGACATGAACGAGTCCTGAGCATTGTTGGTGGCAAGCCACCGTGGATCCTGCCGAACAGACTTCTCGAAATCATACATCGGCATAGCCGTAGGCTGTCCATCCTGTGTATGCTGTAGAGCATTCTTGATCAGCGGAGACTGGATGTTCATCTGTCCTGGTCCCTGTTCGAGCAACTGCTGTGCACGACCGATGAAAGGTGCTGCGATATCAGAGACGTTCATGCCGCTGTTGATCTGATTGGAGTAGGCAGGGTAGATGGAAGAGGCCTGTGTGCGAAGCTGCCCAGTAACACCATTCACAGACTGCTTACCGGCAATGATCTGCTGAATCTGAGCATCTAGCTGATCCTCTGGCATGAAGACCCCAAGGTCGCGCATGCTCTGTCGAATTTGATCCTCATAGGATCCAGCACTTCCACCGAAGTGATTTCCGGATACTGGCCTGACGAAGTCAGCCATCTTCTGGTTGAGAACAGCCTGATTCTGCTCGTATCCGCCCTGAATAGCTTCTACAGCGAACTGCTGTGCCTGCTGTGGGGTTAGTGTAGCACCAAGCTGTGTGGCCATAGCCTTCATGGTGGCTTCGAGATTATCGATGTTCTGACCCCACGTAGCGGGATCAGTCTTCATGGAGGCGAAAGCCTGACGAGCTGTGTCACTGTGTGTAGCCCACCAGCTACTGTTCTGTACTGCTGCAATGAACTTGTCAGTGGACCATGTGCCGTCTACAGCTTGGCTGTAAATGTTGTTAAGCTCAGGAACACTGGATACCAGTGCAGCCACAAGCGGATATTCAGACTTCAGCATGGACAGGGACATGACAGGGTTGTTGTCTGCCACGAACTGTGATACGTTGCTATTGCCAAGGCTAACGCCTGAGTTGTCTGTGGTCCGTGTCTCAAGATTAGGCAAGCCTGCGTTGCTGAGGATGGTGTTGGCGTAGCCCATGCCAGCTTGCGGGTTTCCTGGACCGCCATTGTAGGCGGCCAGGGCCATCTGAATATTCCCACCTTCTAGATCTAGAAGGTGCTTCATGAACTTCACATAAGCTTCAAGCTGGTTCTGGAAGTTGGTAGGATCTCCACTGCCATATTCAGCCCAAGTCGATGGCAGGAACTGGACGATTCCACGTTCACCGTAATGTCCCACGGACTCGTTGTCGAACCCAGACTCTTGAGCAATCTGAGCAGCCACAACAGCCCTGGGAATACCAAGCTGGTTGGCAGCCATGTCAACCCAGGGCACAAACTGCTGTGGAACGTTGACCATTAGCTCACCTTAAAACTAGTGTTCGGAGCAAGTGATGCTGCTGTAGGCTCAGCAGGGGGGCTCTGGAACTGCTGTCCCTGAAGAGTCGGGAAGCTGGTCGAACCACTCAGCGATCCAAAATTGGCTCGTGTGTTGTCCGTGATTTCGGCAGGCCTGCTCTGGGGGGCACTCCCAACACTTTGCGCAGTAAGACCCATATCTGACAAAACCTGGTTCGCCGTAGTGGTCATGGACTCCCGAGCATTCTTCGTGCTCAGCCACTTGGGGTTACTCCTCAATTGCTTTTCGAAGTCATACAGCGGAAGCTGCGTAGGAATAGCATTCTTCTCATCTGTTGCCGTAGTGCTCTGTAGAGCAGCACGAAGTGTAGGATCGAACAGGTCAATCTTGTTGGGGTCCTGCTCCCACAGCTTAGCCTGCGTAGCCAGATAGGGTGCTGCGATCTGTCCTACGGTCACACCTTCCTTGATCTGATCCGCATACGCGGGAAAGGTGTTTTCTGCGATAGTCTGAATATCAGCACGTCGCGCTTGTAGCGAGTCAGATCCGGCAACAATACCGGTGACAGCATTCTTCACGTAATCGTCAGTGAGAGGAACACCCATCTCTCGGGCATACTCACGGACACCAAGCTCTACCTGACCGGCATAGCCGCTGAAGTGTCCCTGCTGGGACAGCTCAAGATACTTGGACATATACGTGTTGATCTGGGTATCGTTAAGATTCATGACCAGAGACATGGATGCCAGAGTCTGCATGCCGTTGGCAGACAGATGTACACCTAGCTTGCTAGCGAGATCATTGAGTTCAATCACCTTGTTGTTGATGTCCTGCTGATACTGGGCAGGGTTGGTTTGCTTCTCCACCAGCATCTTACGGGCAGTATCGGAGTTGTTGAGCCACCACTGTGTCTCCTGTAGAGCAGCCTGGAACTTATCTGTGCTCCACGTCCCAGCCACAGCCTGACTGTAAAGATCTGCCAGCTCTGGGTCAGACTCCATGAAGGAGGCTGCCAGGCCATAGTTCTCGTTGAGTGTGGCAGAGTTGGGCGAAACCATGCCCAGCGGGCTGAACAGGTCCAGCACTGGACGGGCACTCGGGATGAGTGCGTTTATATCAGCACCATGGATAGTGGTGTTGCCAGCCTTGCTGGCGTGAACCAAGCCACCATCCCAAGTGGATTCATTGATCACTCCTGGTGCTCGACCAACACCGGTGATCCTTGCTTCGGAACTAACGTTGACAATATGGATCGGGACGCTGGGGTTGTCTGCCACAAGGACATTGCCGTTACCGGCATACATACCCACATGGTCGCTGCGACCGTTGTTGTCGCTGTCGAAGAAAACCAGATCGCCGATCTGTGCCTGATCTGTTGGGATACTTCGCAGTGCAGCGATCTGAGCATTAGAAGTTCGGGGAATATTGATCCCGAAGTGTTGCATGCCATACCACATCAGCCCGGAACAGTCGAATCCTCCTGGTGCCTGTCCACCCCACACATAGGGCTGACCAACAAACTGCATGAGGTATTCAACAACCTGCTGTCCTGTTACTCCAGGCATAGACTTGGCTTCCTTAGGCTGTTCATGATGTGTCGGCTTAGAAGTCGGCTTCGGCGGAGCCGCTACTACTGGAACCTTTGTAGGCTTAGGGGCTTCAACCGGCTTACTCGGCACAACCGTAGGCGCAGCCTCAGGGCTACGGGACGGTAGTGGTAGGCCCAGATGCCTGCATACCTGCGGCTGGTCCGGACAGAGCCTTGACGAAGGCGTTGAAGTAAGTTGTAGCTGCCTGGTAAGCTCCCTCTTCGGGGCTGGCAATGGCCTGCTGTCCGGCAAGGAACTGCACGCCACGAGTGCCAATACCGCGCTGAGAGACAACGTTGGTCTGAGTAGATGTACCACTGGTAGATCCAGACGAGTCCACCGGCTGACCTGTAGAAGGATCGATATTGCCCACATTCGGACCACTAGTCTTGGTCTCGAACTTGCCGGTGTTTTCCTGGTCCTGGTAACCGTAAACGGTATTCAGGAACGCCTGATACTCCTGAGACGTTGGGTTTCGGCCCATCAGACGGTAGTAAGAGTCTGCAAGCGTACCCATCGCAGTAGCGGGGTCAATATACGACTTATAAATAGTCTGCGACTGAGAGTTTGTCTCAGTGCTGTTATCGATGTTTCCTGTGCCATGAGCGCCAGCATCTGCTGGTGAAAGGTTGGCCTTTAGGCTATTCCAACCATTCTGAGCTGCCCTAGCGAGTAGCTCTTCGGGACTTACAAGTCCCACACTTCCTACGCCCTTAGACTGAAGGGCTGCTTCCTGAACAACCAAACCCCAAGCTACAGTGACTTCCTCAATAGAGGGAGCCTTCTTGGAGGTGATAAGACCAGCCTGATACATCTGATCGATGATCTGCTGGCGAGTACCAGTATTCTTGTACCAGTCCTGAATAGAGTTGATCTTACTGAGAACTGTGTCCGGAGGATTGACCAGCGGAGTTCCAGAAGTCTTGTTCTTGTTCTTTCCAGGAACTGGAAGCTCATTGAAGCCGGTAGGCTGATTGCTTACCAGAGGCGGTCCAGCATGCTGCTGGCCAGCCAGCATATCAATGAAGCTCTCACCCGTGCCAGGCTGCTCTAGAACCGTGTCCTCTGTAAGCTGTGTATTCAGAGGAATATTGATGAGCTTGCCGCCCACGACCACCTGAATGTAGTGGACTTGGGTATTCGAATCAATGTGAACCGTGCTGGGAATCTGAGGATTCGGGTTGGCTGGTGCGTTGATGTTTCCAGGATCGGCAGGACCGGTAGGATCAGCAGAGCCAAAATCAGGCGTGCTGTTTCCGGTCCCGCCGCTGGCGGACTTGGGAGTGTTAGCCATTAGACTGGCTCCTTCCAATCGTCCTTAGAGAGATAGCGATCATAGATCTGTGCGAACTTTGTGTCATCCTGCATGAGCTGTGCCACATCCCTGTCATATCGCTTTGCGATATCCGTGTTCGCAGTCGCAGTCATGGACTTGGCTGGCCGCTTCTGTAGCTCCGCGTAATACTGATCACGGATTTGAGAATAGGCCTGTACTGAACGGATGTCGCTACGCAGAGGATTTGCCAGTAGAGCTGGATCCTGGGCAATCTTCAACAAAGCGCTGATACGGTTCTGATAGGCGTTCTGGTTGAACGAACCGTACTCGGCATAGAACTCAGGGTTGTAGTTGTTGTTATTTGGGTCACCAAAGGTTCCCACAAACTGCTTCAACTGGTCCTTCAGGTCACGAACACGAATGTCGTTGATAGAACTCGCCTTGCGAGCCTGAACCTGAGCATCGATAGCAGCACGAGCCTTACCGTACTCAGCCCACCCAGTGTTGATCTTAACCTGCTTGGCTGCCTCTTCCGGAGTCAGCCTCTTGCGGAGGCCGTTAGCCACCTGCCACTGGTAAGCCATATCGTCGAAGTTGCCGTTGCCCTCAGGGCCAACCACAACGGCTCCCAGCTCTGGGAAGTCCTTCAGTAGGCTAGCGTACTTCTTGGCTGCCACAGAGGCCCCTACGGTCGCTGTGATGCCTGTTGGGTCAGTAGACAGAGACTGCGTGAACATCATGCCAGCAGCACCATACTTGTCATAGAAGTTCTGACGAGCATTCTTGGGGTCTGCTGCCTGCATTCGACGGTATTCGTCTACAAGGAACTCATGTGCTGGTGCTGGCTTGAAGCCCAGCGGAGACAGACGATTCACAAACATGTCCATCACTGTCAGGTACTTAGCCTGTGTCTGAACATCACCCCAGTTGGGCGGTGCCGACCGCTGACCATTCAGGTAGTCATAGTACTGTTCCTGATAGATGGACCAGACATTCGTAGCATACTTGGGTGCATCATTCGGATCACCCATCAGAAGGTGAGACAGCGAAGCCATATCACGTGCACCAGATGGCATGATCTGGTTGAGGCTGTTCTTGTCCACCATGTTGTTCAGCATGCCGCGAACGATAGCATCGTTCATCAGTGTGGGATGATCCTTGACGATCTGGTTCATTGGAACAGTCACCAGAGGACCGAAGCCCGGATTACCCACAGCATCAATGTATGTGGGACTGATAAGAGTCTTAGCATCGATAGGAACATCTGTCATACCGCCTAGCTTACTGGCTAGGCCCTTGGGCATATGAATCACAAAGGATGTGTTCTCCCAAGGAGTGTCCACGCTGGCCTTCTGTCCTGTGGTGTTGTCGATGGCAAAAGGCGAGTCCCACAGGGCTCGCTTAGCCTGATAGGTTCGACCAATCAGACCCGGATTCTCCATGAACAGCTTCGACCACGAGGACATGGCATTGAACCATGCGTTGAAGAACGGACTGATGAAGCGCAGTGTGTGGCCCATATCGTTGAAACGAGACACATCATACAGAACACCCTGCATGTCCTTACGGGCACCAGTCATACTGTTGCGGATCAACAGATCACGCATCTCTTGGCTGATAGTGCTCTCGCCAGTCTTGGCCATCCACGACTGAACGTTGTCAGTCAGCCGGTTCTTGTACAGACTGTTGAACATAGGGTGACGAACCATGATGTCATCCGGCATGGTGCCGGTCCACTTCATGACTGTTTCCATGTTGCGCTTCAGGAAGTTCACAGTGGGATCGCCACCATGCACTAGAAGATTGATATCCGCGTGAATGTCAGGGCGCATACGCGCATCTGGCATGTAGTTCTCAATAGTGCTGGCATTGAATCGACCTGCTAGGGCATCATCACGCATGCCGTCCTGTGGCAGATATGTCTTCACCAAGGAAGCGACAGTGCTCACATGATCATCGGCATCTCCTACATGAAGTGCCCGCATGTGTGCTCGACCCTGTGGCGTATCACGCAGCCAGTTCGCAACCACATCCAGCGGACGCCCCTGAACGATCTGCTTTGCAACAGGATCAGGAAGCATCTGGTTACGAATGTAGTGGACGTAGGCTCGCGTATGCTTGGCCACGTCATCAGTTGCGGAGATAGTGCCAAAGTTACGCGTCCGGATAGCCGTCAAGACGGAGTGGTTGCGATGCGCCGCATCGTCCACCATCGATCCCCACGTAGGGTGAGAAGAAGTCCAAAGTCGTGCCCACTCTCCATTAGGTCCACCGAAGGCCTCAGGCCAATCGATGTTGCTTCCTGCGATCTTGAAAGAACTATCACCAAGACGGTGATCGTCCTGAATGAAGTCGAGCTTAAGATTCTTTAGCTGTGTATACTTGTCCTTGAGCTGCTGTAGCTCAAGGGGAGAGATCCTGAGATCCTCAGGAATATTGTTGATACCCATAGCACGCTGGGTCTTGTACTGGGCTAGAAAGCCCTCGTAGTCGGCCTTAGCCTGACCCATAGCACGCGTGTGCGTGGCTGCCACGTTACGAGCAAGAGTATTGCGTGTCGCACGGATGTAGCCGTTACGAAGGAAGTTGGCTGCGCCATCAGAAGCGTTCTGAATCGTTGTCAGAGCACCAAGCTTAGCCATGCTGCGAAGATAGTCGTCGCCGATGTGGTTGAAAGCACGGTGACCGGTCATGAGGCTCATCGGCTTCCAAATGCCGTACACCTGGTCTAGAGCACCGATCAGCGTATCCTTGGCATTGGTTCCCGCATTACGGATAGCACCCATGACACCTGTCTGATCCATGCGCTCCAGTGCGTTTTCCAGACTCTTCAAGTTAGCCATGGGAACCGCGCCAGCCTCAAGCTGTGTGATCAGCTTGGGATGGATGATAACGTTGTCATCAGGAGATGGCAGCAGTGCGTGTTCCTCATCAGACTGAATCTTTGCCGTACCATAGGCACGAGACTTAGCAGCATTCAGATAATTCTGACCCTTAGCACGAGTAGTAGTAAGGATCTTCTGCATCTGGCTGGAGCTGATACCGAAACGATCGCCAACCTTGTTGTAGACCTCATTCTCGATGTCAGTCCACACCTTCTGGCGGTTAGCCAGAGTAGCAGAGCCGTAGCGCTGGATGAAGTCAGCCTTTTCATCTGGGCTGAGTGTGGAAGACTTGTTCAACCACGTACGAGCATACTCGACAGCCTGATCATCACGGTGGTTGATGACGCCTTCGATACGATCAGTAAGTCCCTGATAGATTCGAATAGGAAAGTTATAGAAGGCGTTACGCAAGAAGCTGACGCCATCAACGTCCCTAGTGTTCGCATACTTCAGATTGCCCTTGAGTTCAGCCAGACGGTTGGAAATAGCGCTGGTAGCAGTGCGACCACGCAGAGAGCTGTGTAGATCTAGAATCTGCTGTGCACGCTCAGGATTGATGTCGATATCTGCCTGAGCCGCATTGGCCTTCGTCTGAGAGATATTGCGGAGCCACTGCTCCTTCTCATCGTCAGAAGCTGCGGTAAGCGCCCACTTCTCTGTTGCCTCAATAGGCAACAGCAGGTTGGAAACCTGCACAGCCACGTCAGGAGACTTCTGAGCTAGCTCATCGATAGCCTTGGAAGCTGTCGGAAGCATGTTGGCTGTCTGAGATAGCGTCTGTGTTGCAGACGCAAGACCTGCTGCCACCTGACGAATCAGACTGATTTCTTCAGGAGTCTTAGCTCCCGCGATGAGAGAAGCCATCTGGTAGCGGTACGGGTTCAGTGTAGTTCCAGAACCCTTGACCAAAGGGTGCTCAGCAATCTGTGTTACAGGGCGATTCAGAGCCCACGTGTTGAAAGCCTGACTAGCGGGCGCATTCATCTTAGCCAGAGCCTTAGACTCGGAATCCGCACGGGTGATAGCACCACCACGAATATCCTTCAGAATCTTGACACCACGACCAAGATGAACAGTTGGATCTGCATAGTAGTCAACGATAGCGTCGGACAGCCCAGAGGCGATCTTGTTGCCCCAAGCATTTGGAGAGTTCGGATCCTTGAACTTTGCCTTGGCTGCTTCTGCGTCCAGCGGGTCAACGATACGAGTGCTATCAGGCTCAGAGAACTGAGGCTTTACAGGGCCGATAGGCTGCTGGTCACCAGCAGCAATAACAGTTGCCTGTCCAGGCGTCATGGTTGCAGAAGCATCCCAAGACTGAGACCACAGAGATCCCTGGAACCAAGACCAGTTAGCGTGTCCCTGGCTTGCTTCGTACTCGTTGTGAGCGCTGTAGATAGTCGCTGCCGTGTACGGACGCTGAACAAGATTGCGGAATAGCCAGCCTGTAGCGTGGAAGACCGGAGCCACTGTGTGGCTCTCCACATCATGCCAGATCTGGCCGATGTCCTGAAAGGGGTTGGTAAGAGACCAACCCTTGTTCTTGTCCTTCTTAGGCTCTTCCGGCTGGTTCTGAGCCTGCTGTTCCTGCTGAGAAGCAATAGCGGCGAGATTGTCTGCCTGATACTGCTGGTTGGTATCAATTGCACCGCCAGGTGCGGCAACATCCCCGGCAACAGGGCCGATTGCCCCCGCCTGGGGTCCGACAGAGCCGCTAAGCGGATCCACCATTTGGAGTGTTGCCTGAGACACTGTTGTCTACCTCTGACTCGAAGTGGGGAATATTTGAAAAAAGGTCTACTGGAGTACTTCGAACAGTGTCATAGGCCACTCCAATGCCCAGCATGAGCTTCTGCGCCTGAGGATCCTGTTGGATGCTATCAAGCACGTTGGCCATCATGTTCATTGGAGTAGACCAAGACATTACTGTTGTCCGCTTCGGAGAAGGTTTACGAATAGACGAGTACTGGGAAGGGCGTCGTTCATGTTGGCCATCATCTCGAAGAGAGGAAGGCTGCGACTGATCTTGCCGATATCCTGCTGCTCTACTTGAACCGGTGAAGAACCCAGCGCAGTAGGACCAGGACCAGGACCCAAAGCTGCACCAGCCGTGACAGGCTCAGCGGGTCGAGACGACCCAGCGCTAAATGGAACGACTTGGCCTGCTGCCGGATTCGGGGGTAGCTGATTAGGATCAGCAGGATTAGACGGTCCCTGCGAGTTCGGGGACGCAGATAGTGGCGCACCCTGTTGAATAGCCTGGAACTGGCTGTTTTCCCCATACTTCGCGTCTGGCAGATCTCGCAGAGCTTGAGCGGGTCCACCATCAGTTCGCCTACTCAGTTGTCCCGGACCCGACACTCCCGCCGGATTCTGTGCCTGTGGCATCATAGACTCCTGAGGTTAACATTTCAATTTCGTGTGAGGCCTGCATGATGAAGCGTTCGCGATCATTCTGTTCAGTAAATCGCTGAAGAGAAATATCCTGAAGAACCTCCAGGAATCCTGCGAAGCTGCGGAGAATATTTCCGATGAGTTCGAAGAACGCCCCTACGACAAGCCAAAGCGGGTGCTTCTTGGTCTTAGAGAAGGGTGACGGTTCGTCATCCTCAAAGTCAACGTCTGGATCAAACTCATCTTCCACGACTACTCCTTAGCTGGCTGCACTACGCTCGGTTCCTGGGTTGCCAGGGCTAGAGCCCTGTCCTGGGTTGTAAGTTCCACCGATTGGTGTGGTACGGAAACCGCGAAGGCCTCCACCATCCCAAGTCTGTGCAACCTCTCCCTGATGCATGCTGTGCCCGTCAAGGGCAGAAGTGTCGATCAGCCCAGACCAGCTAGACTCGATCGCACCTGTGTTGCCTGGAATACTGCCAGACTCGAAAGTGTGCTCATCAACTCGGGTAGAGCCCATTCCTTCTGGACCCATGTCGCCCTGCTTGGGCGGGGTTGGCGGAACTGCATCCGCAAAGTTAGGACGCTCGAACTGACGTCCACCACCGACAGCCATTACATAATCTCCTTATTACAGCAAGCGGACTTGAAGACATCCACGTTCTTGCCCTTGACCTTAGCTGTGGCGTTGACGCCTACTAGAGTACGAGCACCGCAATGCTTACATCCACCTGGATTGGTAGCGTGACGGAAGGCTCGAACGAACCTTTCATCTTCAATATTGATATCTTCGGCGATCATCGCCTGCTTGAGAGTTTCTAGATCGATCATCCTGCTGGAAGCTTCCTCATGACGTTAGCTTGTAGGGTTGGTGCTCCTCCGCCGGATAGGCCAGCAAGAAGCTTCTGAATATCAGGCGGCCCCTGCTGCATCTGCGGCATCGAGCCAGGAGGCCCCTGTGGGGCTCCCGGAGGTCCACCAGGACCAGACATACCGGGCGGCATTTGATCGGCGCCAGGAGGTGCCTGTGGAGGCGTCTCAGGGGCAAAGGCTGTTAGGATCGCCTTGTGCACCGGAATGCCCTTCTCACGCTCATCCATGACCTTAGCCAACTTCTTGAGCATGTCTGAAGGATCCTGACCCTGCGCTGCCATCATCGGAACAGCCATAGCTGTTTGAGCCAGCATCTGCTTAAGCGCGTCGGTAAGTTCCTCAGTGTCAATCTGCTCCATGACCTGATCTACATTGATGTCGAAGGGGAGCTGTCGCAGGGCGAAATCACGACTGATGAGCTTGTCACCACGAGCTTGGAGTAGGAAAACCAGGGCTCGGTTCGGATCCATCCCGGCAGCCATACCATAGGTGACATCAACTTGGTAGACTCCAGCGATAGCACGGCTGGGAACATAAGTCTCCTCGAACTGCTGTCCATTGACCTGGACACGAATGAAGCGCCTTGTGTTCTTCCAGAACTTCTCATCCATCTCGAACGCTGCGCCGATTGCACGGCGAAGTGTGTCACCCAGAATGAGCTGATAGGTTCGAACCTTGGAGTCGATGGTGCCCATCAACTCTTCCATACCACGACCTGTTACGATCGAGCCGGGAGACTTACCTGTAGCGCCTTCAGGGAAACGAGCACCGACAGTGATGTCTTGATTCAGAAGCTCACCCTGCTGCCATGCAGCAGGAGACATCTCGGTAGCGACATACTTGATGCCGCCAGGATCCGTGGAGCGGATCACACGGTCACGTCCGAACGGAATGTTGACCACATCAGGTCCGACAACCAGCGGAGCATTGATACTCTTCTTAGCTGCTGCCATGCCGTACTGTGCGAACACAGCACGGGCAACCTGGATCCAGATCACATCATCGTAAGCACCGCGAGACTCTTCATCGAACTTGGGTGCTTCGGCAACGAACACCGGACAGCGGCCAAGCTTGTTGTCAACACGCAGCAACTGAAGGTTGTCGCGACTTGGAACGTATGTGATGATCTGATCGTCATCGTGGTACGTAACCATTTCGAGCTTCTGGTTGGACTCTGCATGCATACCCGCCCTCAGCGCACTAGCAAGATGAGGGAACTTCGCACAGAGCGAATCTACATCGGAGTCGTAGACCTTAGCAAACCAACGAGTGTGACCAAAGATGTCAAGATCGTAGTAGCAACCCAAAGGGTTTTCGAAACGCAACCGAGTGCCTGGCTCGCAGTAAGCGTCGCCAAAATGCGGCTCCACGATAATGGGGAGAAAGCTGTACGTGTTAAGCCAGTCAGACGCCTCAACCATGTTGACCTTGACACGGCTGTTCTCCAGATAATTATGAGCGATCAGCGTACGACGCTGAGCGTACTTCTTTTGACGATCACTGGTCATGACTCCCGAAGTACAGGAGACTGTCGGCATCTGGCCGATCTGCTCGGAACTGTACTGTGCCGCAACGTTGATAACGTTGGAGACGATCGGCTTGGGGAAGTCATCGGCCAGTAGTCCAGGGGCCACACGGTCAAGCTCAGAGGCACGAACGGCCCGAACCTGATTCATTCGCATGTCTCGCCCATACATACGAAGCCGTGCAGCGGCGACCTTCTTGGCCACATCATGAGGGCTCAGTGGCATTAGTTCTCCCACCATCTCGCGGGGTTGCTGATGATAGGCTCACCTATATCAGGTTCTCGGTACTGGCCCTGTGAAGCACTATACCAGTCGATATTTATTACAACTTGCTCTTCACGATCACGCTCAGAGAGCCAACCGTCATCCCAGAAAGACAGCCCGTCCTGCTGGTCCAGCAGTTCCCGACACCTGATCTCCACAAACCACAGCGCCATCACACAGTCTTGGACAGGTGCCTTCGCTGTGGTCACTGTAGGGTACCAGGCAACCAACTGTTCGACAAGGCTCTGGATTCCAGCGTGGTTGCGCCTCGATGGGAACTCGATTGCGTTTGTGCCTTGCTCCCAGCCCTTGAACAAGTTTGCCAAGGTAGCGACGCCCCACTGAGTATCCCACTTGTTCTTTCCTGTCGTGTGGCCGGTCATACGAACACCACGTGATGTCATCCACGTTCGCAGGTCTTCGTCCTGCATAATAGACTGCTGGTAGGCGTTGGTCTCAATGCGCCACTCGTTGATGCCATAGCGGCGAGTCCACTCCTTCATGACAGCGGCGGTCTGCGCTGGAAGCGCACCGTGCTGATTCCACACGTCTAGAAGATATCGACGCCCAGTCGATAGATCTGCGCCAACCACGACCATGGCCGTGTAGTTTGTAGCTGCCGGGTCAAGTCCGGCGACCACGTATAGTCCTGCCATTCCTTCGGGACGCACACCAGGGAAGCCTGGAACGATGACTCCCGGAAGCCTACCACCGTTGGTGCATCCATCGATCTCCGCCTGTGTGAACGTAGTAGACTGACTGATCTGGGCTTGCATGTAAACACGAGACCAAGTCTCGGCAGACATCTGGTTGCGCTTCTCTGCGAGAGCAGGACCATTCCACATCGGATACAGGCCAGTCTCATCTGGCTCAACCTTCTCAAGCCCCATGGGCTCAACATTGGTCTTAGGCCACAGAGTCTTCCATGTCTTCGGATCATCCGTCATTTCCAGCACAGCAGGCTGAGACAGATACGTGTACGGAGACTCTCCAGTCACATACCATTCAGGCTTGCGGATCTCCGAATAGAGATCCTGTGCGGCAAGACGAGTACCGACGATAATCAGCTTGCCAGTGCCCGGCTCCAAACGGGAGCCGATGATGGACTGAATCCATTCGATCTGCTTCGGGAACTCATGGGCATTGTCAAGGTCGGCGCAGTCATCAAGGATGATGAGGTCAGCACGAGCACCATAGATCTTCTTACGAATACCGAGCGCCTGCACCGTAGGGTGACCAGAAACGTTACGCGGACGGATGTCCGGGTTCACCAGGATCATATCCGACGTCCACTTGGCACCATTGCCGTTGTAGCCCTCCGGCGGAGCGAAGTCATCCTTCAAGCGCTTGTAGACAAGCATGTCCTTGTCGAGGCGGTTCTTGATACCATCCAGATTCTTCTTGGCACGGTCCGCAGAGGCGGACACTAGAAGCACACGGATATTCGGATCCTGCACGATCCGCCACGTTACATAGTTCTGGCAGAACATCTCAGACTTGGCATGGTGAGGAGGGGTGTTGATCAGCAGCAGATTCTTATGACCAGGCACATACGTCTGGTTCGGATGAAGCGACCTGGGGTCGCGACCCTCAAGGAGATCCAGCCACTGCAAGTGATGGTCGAACAGGCGGTTGCCCATGTACGCCTTCGAGAACGTCTCGAAGTCGGGAACCTCACTGTACGTCTCCAGAGGCGCCGCCTGCTTGCGGCGGATCAACTCCACAGCATCCTTGAACTGCTGAGCGTTCATAGCGCCAGCGTGGCCCTTAGAGCCACTGCGCCAATACTCATACGTCTTCTCAGAGATATCCACAAAGTCACAAGCACGGCCCACAGACCAACCAGCCGCAAGCTTCTCAAGCAGAATCTTCTGCTTGTCAGCAGTGGTCCAATTGACGTTAGCCATATGTGAGTTATCCTGTGGGTGTCATCGTACTCGACTTAGGGATGGGGGAAACCATTAAAGGAAGGGGGTTCAGT